AAGTTGCTGATATTACTCTTGAGTTAGAAAATATAGCAAAGGGTAAAACATATTATGGTCATGAAAAAAATGAGCCATACTTTCCACGAAACTACAATCATGTAATGATACGAAAGTATAGACCGGAGTTTGAAAACATATTGATTGATGATTTGATGGAACGTCCATTTATTATAATGGATAAAGGCAAAACAATTGAAAAAAATTTATCTCGAAAAGAAGCAACAGAACTAGCTCAAAAAGCAACATCAAGAATATTGATGGAAGAAGAAGTAAATATTGATCAAATGTTTGTTGGTCAGGGTGTATCGAAACATTTGCGTCACAGAATACTAGATATTCCAAATGCAAAAATACTAAAGTTTATTCACAGAAATCCAATAGCAGTTTATAAAAAATATGTAAATACAACCTCTGGTCTGGTTGAGTTTAAAAAGAAATTTGGAACGCAAAAAACTATTGATGATATACAAGATGAGATATTTGAGTCTGCTCGAGAAGCTGGTCATACTGTTGCTGATGCACAAAGACACTTTCTTCAAGTAAGATATATGTATGATCGAGTTGTAACTGAGAGATTGCATAAGAATCCATATTCTATGAATAATTACCTTGTGAATCTTGCAAGAACTGGAGCTCAATTGAGCTATCTTGGTCCAGTTATATTTTCTACTATTGCAGAACCAGCAATAAGCATGATGAATCATGGTGTTGGCAAATATATGAAAACACTTCTTGATTCTGTTCTTAATCCAGCAATGAGAAGAAACATAAAAAATATAGAAAAGGCTGGTGAAGCTATTGATATTACTCTTGGTGCATCACAACATAGAATGGTTAATGACATGAGTTTCAATACAATGAGTGATTCATTTTTAGATAGGGCAAAGAATGGTTTTTATATCTTGAATGGATTAGCACCAGCAACAACTGTTATGAAAAGACTTGATGGTTTAGCGAGAACTGATCATTTCATTGAATCAGCAATAAAATGGGCTGATGGTAAAGTTAGTCCTTTCGAGAAAGAATATTTGCTCCGATACAATATTGGATTGAGAGAAGCAAAAAAGATAAAGAAACTTTACGAGGATGGTATTATAGAGAAGACACCAAATGGTTTGTATGTTGGAAATACTGATAAATGGGCTGATGCTGGTGAAGAAGCATTAGCAGAAAGTTTTGGTAATAGTGTTTCGAGTGGTGTTTTGAATGCTGTTTTGATGGGAACACCAGCAGATAAACCAAAGATTGTTGACGGAATTGTATTTTTTAGAGAAAGCACAATGCAAAAAGCTGGTCTTGGAGGTCTTTTCAAGCCAGATCCTGATTATCCAGGATATGTAAAGTTTGATATTCCTATACTTGGCTTGCCATTTCAATTTTATTCTTATGCTTTGGCGGCAACCAACAAAGTTACTGCGGCATACACTCAAGGTGCATTGAAAGATAGAGTTATAGCACCAATCATTGGAATTGGATTAGCATACTTTTCTCAGTATCTTCGTACACCAAGTTATATTTGGGAAGATTTAGAGCCTCAAGATAAAATGTTGCGAGCATTTGAGTATTCTGGTTTGGCGGCAATCTATACTGATTTATTTTATGAATCACTTCATACGATGTTAGCAGTAAATGATACAAATATTACTGGTGGTTTTATTTCACCAAAATATCAAGACTCTGCTATTGAGCAAGGAATCGGATTGATGGGTGCTGGACCTTCTTATGTGACTGATGTAGTTCAAGCTATCAATGAATTGGTAAATGGTGATATGGGTAAAGGCATGGGTATGATGCTAAAAAAAGCTCCAGGATTCACTTTACCTTATATAAGAGGTCAAGTTAATGATTGGGCGGCGGCTCTTGACGAAAAATTCGATTAAAGGTAAGGTTCAAATATGACAATAGCAGTAAATCAAAATGATCCCAGAGTTTCATACTCTGTAGCACAAGGTCAAACGACTACATCATTTGCAGTCACTTTTGAGTTTTTTGCAGATGCTGATTTAAAAGTATATGTTGATGATGTTTTAAAAACAATTACAACGCATTATACAGTTTCTGGTGGTAATGGATCAACAGGCACAGTAACAATGTCTGTAACAGGAGCTACTGGGGGATCAACAGTTGTTATAACAAGAGATATTGCTCTTGAAAGAACAACAGATTTTCCGTCATCAGGAGCATTTAATATATCTACTCTCAACACAGAGCTAGATAGATTAGTTGCTATTGATGCAGATAGAAACGACACTTTAAGCAGATCAATAAGATTGAAGGATCAGGATGCTTCTGCATCTATGGAGCTTCCTCTCAAAGCATCAAGATTAGGATTTAATGCAACTACTGGTGCGGTAGAAGCTGGACCAACTATTACTGCTGTTCAAAGTTTAGCTGATGTAACTACATCTATTAATCTATTAGGCACTTCTGCTGTGGTAGAAGACATGGGGTTACTTGCTACGTCAGCAGTTATAGAAGATATGGGATTATTAGCTACATCGAGTAATGTATCTGCTATGGCTTTACTTGGAGTGAGTGATGTTATAGCTGATATGGCATTACTTGGTACATCTGCTGTTGTAGAAGATATGGGATTTCTTGGAACATCTGCAAATGTAACAGCAATGGCAAACTTAGGAACATCTACTGTTGTAGGTCATATGGCGGCACTCAACGCATCAGGTGTTATATCAAACATAT